ATGCCGTCAACAGCAGAGACAACGCCCTCCCCCTCGCCAACTTGCTCCGACACGTATTTATCATCACAGGAAACAGATCTAACGATTTGCCCTGAGCTTATCGAAAAAACAAAAATTCTTACAATCATCGTTTCGTCTCCAACAAGGAAAGCGACCTGTTTTGCGCCGTCCCACTTATCACTTCTGGGTTTAGTTGGAGCGTGTATGTTCTTACGCCAGCTCCGCCAGTATCGGAAAACGAACCAGATACAAGAATTCGTTGCACGCTAAGCACAAAGTCGCTAGTTTCAAAAACAACGCCGCCGTCCCTCAAGACTCGTATAAACACGGGCCTGTTTTGCCCAATATTGTTCAAAAACGCTACCGAGAACGTCACCAGTATTGGCGCACCCGAGGAAGTGAGTGAGGCTGTTTGCACCGTTGTCCAGTTGTTCGCACTCACCCCAACACCGGACGCCGTATATGCGCTAACCGGGATCGTCACGGCTTGCCCAGCTATTTGCAGGGTTTCAACTTGCGCATTGCCAATCTTGGCGGTGGTAATTGAAGCATCGGCAATCTGCGCATTCCCAATCGCNNGCGATGTAGGTGGTGACGTTGGAGGGGGTGATCTGCCCGGTGATATTTTTTCCGAACTCTGCGCCGACTGTTGCGCCGTCTTGCGGCTTACTCGCCCCCGTCACGTTTGACCAGCTCGTCAGGCCGCTGAACTCAGGCCCGAAATCACCGATGGCAAACGGGATGTACTCGCCGTACCCCGGCATGACCATGGCGAAACGGTCTGCGCGCACCAGGAACTCGGATGTTGCGGCGCCGCCCTGCCCTTCAGCGCCAAGCGCAATGCCGGCGACGTAGGTCTTGCCTGTGCCGACATCAACCTCGGCCTTGATCATCCAGGAGGCCGAGACTTGCCCCTCAAGTGTGGCGCGGGCGTCGGATTCTTCGGCGAGCGCAGCGCGAATCGTCTGCCCGCCCGCACTCAGCACCTCGGCCTCGATCTGGCTCCACTTCTCGGCTTGTGCCGTCGTCCAGTTGGCGACGATGTTCTTGCCGTCTTCCGTGAAGACGCCGGACGCGCCTACCGTGGCCCACATGGCGTTGAGCGCATTGACGATGACTGTATTGTTGTCTTCGATTACCTCAAGCGCCTCAGCGGACCCAAGCCCTTCGCGCTGCACGATCTGCGCGACAGGCGACTTGAGCGCTTCATAGAGCCTGCTTTTGTAGATCTCGGAAACCCCTTGAGGCGTGCCGTTCAGACCGAATACGGGCGAAACCTGCGAGCCCTTGCCGACCGCCTCCAGCGCCTCAACCAGCGCCTTGACCGAACCCTCTGGCGAATTGCTTGCACGCAGCGCGTCCGCAACCGCGTTGGCGAACTGGCGCACAGCCGGGTCTTGAATCGCCGTCGTTGCGGGAAGACTGGGCGCGATCGGATTGACTTGAACAGCCATCAGACACCTTTCAGTTCAGCAAAGGATTGAGCCAGCGAGACTTCGCGGATCGTCGCCGTGCCGGTGAGCTTCACCGACCAGCGATAGGCCGGAGCGCCTCCTGGTAGGCGGAACGACGTGCGCCCGGAGACGGCGACCGTTCCACGCAGCGCCCCGTCCGCATAGACTTCGAGCGTCGCTGCGCCCACGGCGTCCACTACCCCGCACGCGAAATTGACCGGCAGCGGGAACAGTCGGTCGCCCGAATGCCACTCGCAGGAAAGGCTTGTGCTCGAGCCAGCAAACTCCGCAAATCCCGTTTCCGTGGTCACGAAAAGCTGATCCGTCGTGCCCGACACCGCAGCATTGAACAGCGACTCACCTACATCCAGACGGCAGTACGCGCCCGCGGCCTCATCCAGGCGCAGCAAAAACGCCTCAGCCGTCGAGGCAATCGGGTAGCTCGGGTCGATCAGGCCCAGCACGCGCCCGTCGTGGTGCGCCAGCCGCATGTTGAGCCGCGCCGTGCTGTACCGGCTGCGCCAGTCGGCGCGCATGAAGAGGCTTTGCGACTCCTTGATCGACGGCTGCCCGCCATAGACGGAGACGAGGCCGTCGTTCGAGGCGAAGACGGCGGCACCCTCGATGCGCGCCATCGCCATACTCGACCAGCCGGCCTGCTCGACGGGCAGAAGCTGCTGACTCATCTGCGTAGGGTGCGCGCCCGACACGAGGTAGCACTGTGCCTGCGTTGTCACCAGAATGCCGCCCTCGATGGCCACGATGCCGACGATGCCATGCGGTAGCGTCATGCGGTACGGCCATGCGTGCGGACGGTAGGGTTCGGAGAAGACCAGATCCTTGCCCGCGCCCACCACAAAGAAGCCGTTGCCCACATAGGTGAGGTTGCTCGGCACGGCAGGCGGCGCATCCCAGGCGGTCGAGGTGAGCGTCGTCGTGCTGGCGGGCGCACTGGTGAGGTCGATGTAGCTCGCCACGCCGCCCGAGATGGCGGCAGGCGTCGGATTCACGAGGAAGTAGTCGGCCGTGCCTTCAAGACTTGGGTAGGTGCGGTAGAAGTGAATGCCCTGGAGCGCTTGCTGTCCCGCCGTGGGCGTGTGCGCAACGGTGTAGGTCGCCTGCTGCCCGATGCGCTTGTCGAAGATGACTGGCGCGGAAGGTGCGGACTCTTCGCCCCAGATATTCACGGCGACAGCGACGACAGCGACGGTCTCGATCTCGCCTTCACCGGCTGCGCCCAACGTGACAGATGGCGCAACGGGCGCGGTGACGCCCAGGTCGAACGCAGTCACGGGCGGCCCAGGCTGCAGGTTGATCGCCTTCATGCTGGCAAGGGTTGCCACCTTAAGGCCGCCGCCCTGCGTGTGGTAGATCATCCGGTCGGCAGTGTCGTCGATGGTCGGGTGCAGGTACGCCCGCGTGAGCATGTTCCAGGCGTAGAAGTTGATCCCGTCGCGCGTGAACAGCGCGCGGCACGGCTGCGCTGCGGCGGCGACGGTGTAGTGCGTGCCAAGCGCTTTCAGCGGGCGCAGCTCGCCGTGGGCGAACTCGCAGTTGATTGCGGTCTGCGCCGCGTCTTCCGGGAGTCGGTCGGCCGGCAGGCGCGGGATCTCGCCGTTGAACTTGCGGATGGAGAGCGTCGTCATCGGCTCACCTCGCCCCACCAGCGCTGCCACCCTCGGACCTGCTCGATGTACTCGCGGCACTGTTCGTAGTTGCCGGCGACGGCCTCGAGGGCGGCAGCGTCTGCAACGGGCTCGGCGTCACCAGCAGCCACGCGGGCGGCGTCGGCAGGCTCGCCGGTTGCGGCAGCGTCGTGGAGCAGGCGCCAAGCAGGATCGAGAGTGCAGCGGCGATCAGCGGGCAGCGTTTCATAGCGGACAACCTCTTTCGTGATGACGCGATTCTTCGGGATGCGCTTGGCGCGCTCGGCTTCGAGGTCCGCGGAAAGCGCATCGACACGGCCCTGGCGCGCAACAATCTCCGCAGCGTAGGCCAGCGCCTGGTCGAGCTTGGCCGTCGCATCGGCGTTACGGCCCATGTGGTAGGCCGTCAGGTGCGAGGCGGTCAGCATGACGGCAAACAGCAGGATGGCGATCTGGTTCATTGGAGCCCCATCGCGCGCAGCGTCATGCGCTGCCATGCAAAGGCGATGCGTAGGTTCGTCGTTAGCACCGTCTCGATCGCCTCCGACCAGCGGCAGGCGTCCGTGATCGGCTTTGCGTGCGCCGCCCGCCATGCGGCGAGGTCAGTAATCTTGTCGCTCATTGCGCGGCTCCGTGGTCGTGCGGGGTGTTTTCCAGCGACAGCCCTCGACCATCGGCCGGGCTTTCGTGCAGCGGTGCGTCCATGCCGGGTAGAGGTACTGCGATTGCTTGTGCGCGCAGGCGCGGCAGCACATGGGGAGTTCGTCGTTCATGGCTGCGCACCGATGCACTGCCGATACTCGGCCTCGCGGCGATTCACGAGCCCTTGCACCACGCGCCCGCCCGCGCGGTTCCAGCGCAGGATTTCGCGGCAGGCGCCGGGGTAGTCCTCGGCATTCAGCTTCTTGACCAGCGTCGAGCCACAGAAGGCGCCGGGACCGATGTTGTAGGCCAGCGAGAGGAAGGCGTCGTACTCGTGCTGATGCAGCGGCACCTTGACGCACCGCTTGAGCGCGCCCTCGAACTTTTGCACGTCGGCCATCTTGCGCTGCAGCGCGCGCACCGGATCGATCTGGTCGCCGGGGCGCACGTTCTCGGTCGTGCCAAATCCGATCGTCCAGACCCCCACGATGTCCTGATAGGCGCGGCCGACAAAGCCCTCGTGCGTGGCGATTCCCACAAGAGCCGCAGCGGAGAGCGACAGCGCGGCGACCGCGTTACGCTTGATCATCGCCGCTGCTCGCCTGCTTCTGCGCGAGCTCCAGGTGGCGGTACTTGAAATACACCGTGATCACCGTATTGGCGATCAGGCCGATTGCTCCGATGATCAAGCCGCCCACGGCGGCCAGTTCGTTCGCGGTCAGACCGAAGAACACGGCGGCGCCGGAGCCGGCATAGGTGGCGGTTTGCGCGACTTTCGCCGCGGTGGCTGCGGCGGCCGTCTCGACGGCGGCTTGAGTGGTGTTGCTCATGGGTGGCGGTCCTGTGCATGGGCGTAAAAAAACCGCCTCAATGGGCGGTGTCTTGGCGGTAGTTGCGGGGAAGGTGTCGTCGGAGCAGTTCGGACAGATGCGCCTGCTCGCAGTGGTTTTCATCCCAGAAGAAAATCGCGTCGATCACCCGGCGCGGCCAATGCCGGCCACGGTCGCGGGACAGGCGGTAGGCGCGCGCGGAGAGCGTTTCGTCGGCGTGGCCGGCCAGCAGCGCGTTGGCGAGCTGGTCGAGGGCGATCAGGATCTGGCGCACGGCGGCGAGCCTCAGAGCCCGAGTTTTGCGCGCTCGGCGCGGCCCCATTGGCGAACCGCTTCAATGTGCGCCCCATAGTTCAACAGCCGCTCCTTTTCACCGGCCTCGAACTGATAGACGCCGAGCGCCGCGCCTGCGCCGATGCGCGCGAAGTACATCTCGTCCTCGGGCGTGTAGCGCGCGCGGATGCGGTCCTGCATGCGCTCATCAATTAGCCGGCAGTGCGGGCTGGCAGCCTTGATCGCGGCACGCAGCTCCGGCGTGATCGTGGCGACCTGCACCGAGTCCGCAATCTTGGCGGGTTGTCCGGGAAGGTCGAGCCCATCGGGCACTGACACATAGGTCACGCCATCGATCGTGCAGAGCTCCGTGCAGCGCAAATCTTCACCGCCTTCAGGGTCTGGCGCGTTATCCGGCACATTGAGCGTGATGACGGTATGCGCGGTGTAGTGTTTGCGGTAGGCGAAGATAGAGCTCATGGTGCGTGTCCTTGGCGTAGGTCATCATGTGGGCGAACGAGTGCGTCTTGCGCGCATGCCCAAGGCGCGAGACAGCCGATTCGAGTTTGTTTCTCTGGACATCGCGACGAAACGCGCGCAAGCAGCTTTTGCGAATAAATCGCGCAGCGCGCCACGTCCGAAATCCGACGAAGTTGGCGCCACGGCGCAGCGGCTGCAGTCGGTAGTGGCTGATCTCGAGGCGGAGGTCGCTCAAGTGCTCGGTGATCGACTGCAACACCCCTTCACCGTGCGCGCGGCTTTGAACAACCATGATTGCGTCGTCCATGTACCGGCCGTAGTGCTCCAGCTTGAGTGCGCGCTTGCAAAGGTGATCCAGGCTGTTAAGCGTGACATTCGCAGCGGTCTGCGACAGCAGATTGCCGATCGGCACGCCCTCGGGCTCCGGGCGCTGCGCAAACATCATGATCAACGCGACAAAGCGCGCGTCCTTGATCCACCGCGTATAGCGCGCCTGCAGCACCGTTCGGTCGATTCGATAGAAGAACTTGCGCACATCAACGTGCAGCAGCCACGCATCGGGCGCAGCCTGTCTCATTGCGTCCTGCAGCCAGTCGGCCGCTTGGTGCGTGCCGCGACCAGTGCGGCACGCAAACGAGGTGGCAATGAACTTGCGCTCAACGATCGGGGTGAGCACGGCATAGACGGCGTGCTGAACCACGAGGTCGCGGAACGCGGGCGCTTCGATCATGCGCGGCTTGGCGCGATCGCGGATAACGAAGCGCTTACAGGGCGCCGGACGGTATGTGCCGTCTTGCAGTGTCCGAGCGAGCCGGAATATGTTGCGTCCCAGTCGGCGCGTGAAATCGTGAAAGCCGTAGGTGTGGCGCTTCTCTTCCTGTGCTGCGCGCCACGCGGCCA